AATAACCAACATTTTGTTTCTATTCCTCATTCAAAGTTAATAGATAAGATTGTTTACAAAGCAAAGTTATTAGGAATCAATGTTGTTATTCATGAAGAATCCTATACATCAAAGATAGATCATCTTGCTTTTGAACCTCTAAAGAAACAGGAATCCTACTTAGGAAAAAGAAAGAAACGTGGGTTGTTCCAAAGTTCAATTGGGAAGCTGCTTAATGCAGATATCAATGGAGCAATTGGAATAGCAAGAAAAGTAGTCGGTGATTCTTTTATTGGAAAGATAATCGATAGTGGATTTGTGTTTAATCCGGTTAGAGTAAATATTTTGTAATACAAGGTTGAATCTAATGAATAAAATGAATAATTTTAATAACATGAATTTAGAAAGTTTCTGGGCTTTTCTCATTTCCGGATTATCAGCATTGTGGATGAATTTCCAGGAGATTCACCACCTTATATATTCTATATTGTTTATATTAGCTATAAATCTTTTGTTAGCTACTATAAAAAGTATCAAACACTGCTATATCCGAAGAAAGAGAAAGAGGCCTTTTAAGATATTGACATGCATAAGCGAAATGGGAGTTTTGAAAATCCTTCTTGAGTTCGCGGCCTGCTCTTTCGGGTTGTTTACCATATCCGGAATGGATCTTATTATGTCTATGGGAGGTCATAAATCTCCAGAATTTATAGATATGCTTCTCCAGTGGATTACGATATTCGCCTTAATATTATATGGTGGAATGGCATTTAAGCGTCTTGGTGATCTTGCACCTGATTTGATGATAGTAAAAGGCGTTAAATATTTCTTTAGCAAAGTGAGTTGGTGGCAAAAAGTTCCATTTGGAGAAGAGTTAAAAGAAGGTATAAAAAATGGTGAAATACAAGATCTTTTAGATAATAAAAAGGAGGGTAATAAATGTGTTTGCAAAAAATGAGGGTAGGGCATGTATTAGGAGTTCTCCTATTGTGTTTTATGTCTTTCTTGTTTGGTAAAACATGCAAGAATCAGGAGATAATACATGATATAGAAATAGATACGGTAATAGACACCGTTATCCATCCTATTCCTGTGCCTCAGTATATAGTTGACGTAGGGGAGGTAGAGATACCTTTCCCTATGGATGCTATAGTTAAAAAAGATACGATAAAAGACACTGTTTACATTAATATTCCAATACAAAGAAAAACATACAGCACAGATGATTATCGGGCTGTTATAAGCGGATACAGACCCAATTTGGATACGATGATCATCTACCACAAAAAAGAAATAATATACGAAAAGAGCCGGCGCTGGGGCATAGGACTGGCGGCGGGGTATGGGGTTGGGCGCGAGGGCTTCTCCCCCTACTTAGGCGCTGTGGTCTATTATCGGATATGGTGATAATCACCTCACCTTTTATTTAATGTCCAATAGTTTAAACTTTTATCACCTCATTTACTTATCTTTGTAGAAAAAGATAAGGTATGAACTATATCGATATTTTACCACAGATAAGAAATAACATTTTCTATGTCAGGATAGTAATGACCGATTATGATGTAGAAAATCAGATGGTTATTAGAATAGTAGCCAGAAGAAATGACGGTCTGTACAAGACGGAAGTAGTACAGTATCCAAATGAAGGAACTGATTACAACGGGGAAATCATTGTTCCTATGTTTGGTATGGCTAAGTCGTTGGTAGCCCAAATAGTAGGAGTCAAGATAAATGGTACTGAGGTACGTGTTAATAGCACTGAGGTAGAGGGAGCCGATATAACAGCCAGATACGATGATTCCCTTACCAGAATGGGGTGGGAAGAGAGCATGAACAACATCCATCTTGATTTTGAGGTTGTAAGTACAAACAACCCTAAAACGCTTCGCATAGCCGATCAGTCGGAATGGGGGATATTGGCAGACAGACCGGCTATTATAGAGATTGTACCACCTGAAGATGAGAATAAGTATGTTTATTATCTTGGTAAGAATCAGCTGAATGTATTCAACAGTAAAACCCTTGGCATAAATCCCGGTCGTGGAAATGATTTTGAAAACCTAAAAGATGGTATATACGATATTACCATAAAAGGTAGTCCTTCATCTTATTCATTTAACAGAAAGTATTTAAAAACAGACCTGATCCGTCTTAACATAGATAAGATATGGGCCAGGTCAACTGTGTTATGTGATCATGAGGATGATGACGTTATTGACAAAATAAAAGAAATAGAGTTTCTTCTGGCTGCGGCTGAAGCTAATATGAGATTAGGGAATTTTGAAAACGTAAAACAATTATATGAAAAAGCATCTAAATTGATTTATGTTATCAATAATTGTGAAAATTGTGGTTGTAAAATATAATTAATTAAATATCAATAAATTATGGGATGTGGATGCGGAAGAAGCAACATCGCTTCTGTTAATAAAAGTCGGGCTATAAAGCCTCAGTCGAATACGACACCTAAAGCTGATTCTAATGCGGCTTGTATTCAGAAATATGATGAACTTGCTGTCTTGGACAAGAAAATCATAGACCTTCATCGAAAATTTAGGTTTGTAGGGGGTGTAAGTAAAAGATATGCTGATATTCAAAAGTTGGTAAGAGGCTGGATTGTTAATTTGAAGAACGGGTGCCCGGATCCTGATGATCTTGCTACTTATTCTGAATATATAAATAAAGAATACGCCAGGTATTTTACCGTGAAGTGATATAATCGCGAATAATACATAACTCATACAAATCATAACCAATTTGTATTGTATTATGTATAATAGCTAAAAGCTATTCCGATTATTAGCCTAAGTGTTGAAACAAACACTACGTTATTTAAGAATAGATAGTTACCTACGGATGTTTATCCAAGTCTGTAGCTCTAAGGTAAGTGATTAAACAGTTTTGGTATTCAGGAACAGTGTTGCTTACGAAAACCTTAAATAACATTGGCGATGGGTACTAACAGGATGGAATATTCCTGACTTATGTTGAATAAACATTAAAAACGTTTGTAGATATGGTGTACGTACAAGACATAAATGGTAAACCTATGATGCCTACAACAAGGCATGGTAAGGTAAGGAGGCTGCTTAAAGATAAAAAGGCAGTCGTTGTGAACCTATGTCCGTTTACCATCCGATTAACGTACGTCACATCTGATTACAAACAGGAAATTGTGTTAGGCGTTGATGCTGGTACTAAGCATGTTGGTCTATCAGCTACGACGAAAAGCAAGGAGCTTTACAGCAGTGAAGTTATTCTTAGAAGTGATATCGTAGATCTTTTGTCTACCAGAAGGGAGCTACGAAAAACGAGACGAAATAGGTTAAGATATAGAAAACCTCGTTTCGATAACAGAGTAAAAAGCAAGCGTTCAGGATGGATAGCACCTTCGGTGAAGTACAAAATAGACGCCCATATTCGCATTGTTGACAGTGTATGTTCTATACTACCAATATCTCGTATTGTTATTGAAGTAGCTCAATTTGATACTCAAAAGATTAAGAATCCTAATATATCGGGTAAAGAATATCAGGAGGGTGATCAACTTGGGTTTTGGAACGTTAGGGAATATGTTTTAGCAAGAGATGGACATAAATGTCAGTATTGTAAAGGAAAATCGAAAGATAAGATCCTTAACGTTCATCACATTGAGTCTCGAAAAACCGGAGGTGATTCCCCATATAATCTTATTACCTTATGTGAAACTTGTCATAAAGAATACCATAAAGGTAATATAGATTTAAAGATCAGAAGAGGCAAGTCGCTTCGCGACGCAGCCGTAATGGGAATCATGAAATGGAGATTGTATGAAGAGCTAAAATCTAAATACGACAACATTTCTATGACTTTCGGTTATGTTACAAAATACAATAGGATTAAACATGGTATTGAAAAATCCCATGTTTCAGATGCTTTTGTTATTTCTAAGAACTTTAATGCTATAAGGTTAGGATATTATTATAAAGTAAGATTAGTAAGAAGACATAATCGTCAAATTCATAAACAAAAGATTCCAAAAGGTGGAGTTAAGAGGTTAAATCAATCTCCTTTTGAAGTTTTTGGTTTTAGATTGTTTGACAGAGTTATGTTTGAAAACAGTTATTACTTTATATTCGGAAGGCGTAAAACCGGTCGTTTCAACATTCGTGATATTGATGGTAAAAACCAAAGAGATATTACATACAAGAAGTTGAAATTATCAAGGTGTAAATGTTTTATGGTACAAAATGAAATGAATTGATTAATTTAAATGAGGATATAGATATGTCAGCTACCGGAAGTACACAGCAAATTCTTTTCCCTTCATCTTACTTATGTGAGTGTGCTGATCGTTTTATAGCATGTAAGGCTGATCAGTATCTACAATATCATAAGTATAAGGTAGGTAT